CTGGTATAATTCTGTCGTAGTATCTAAAACCATATTTATTGCACCAGTCTGCATAACACGATTTTGCTCCTTTATATAACTTACTGCGACTATTAGTAAAAACAAAACGTATATCTAAATTAGGGTGTTGTTTTTTAATTTCTACATGCTTCCGTCTATCTGCGGAAGTAAATCTACCCTTAGTTTCTATTATTATACCATTTTGTAAAACAAAGTCAGGCGTATATGTTCTATAAGCTAAGTCTTGCCATTCTATTTTTACTTTCTCATAACGATATGCAACATTGTTTTTTTCTAAATACTCAGCAGTTTGATGCTCAATACCGCTTCTATATCCATGCTTACGAGCAGCACGAAAAGATTTATGATTTAACATTATTTAACTCAACATACTGTACAATTGGTGGGTCTTTTGCTTCTGACATAACACTGGGTATTTCTTTTAGTGTAGGCCAACAATCAAACCTATAAGAACAAAATTTACAACCATTATTTAAAATAACATTTCCAGTATTTTTCTTTCTAAATGTTTCTGGTATAGGTTCAAAGCATCTTTCAAATACATTATCTTTTATCTGATTAGCCTTATCTTGTATCTTTTGTACTTCTTCATCAACATCTAACCATTTAGCACGTACATACTTGAAGTCTCCAGTAGCCTTATTGACTACCCACCATCCACCTGCTTTTTTGCCAGAAGCCTTTGCATAACCTGCAAGTTGTCCAACATAACCAAATGAATCACTTTCTTTTAGTTTATCAAAAGATTCAAACTTGTACTTATATGACCAATCAGATGCTGACTTGATGTCATCAACAGCACCATCAACAACAATATCGTATGTTCCATTAATGGATGTGTTATCCAACTCCAGTTTAACTGATTCAGAATCTTCATATTTAACACCTGCTTCTTTTAATATACCTTTGAATACTGCTTCTACAATATCTCCAATCATCATGTTCATTATAAATGTAGTTGGGAATGGTACAGCAACTTCTGGTTTATTCTTCTCATACCAAAGTTGGCAAGCAGGGCGACCCACATTAGACATACGCAATGTGAAATCGCCTCTACTTTTACCACTACCAAACTGCTTTCTAAGAGCATCTGCTACATCTGTAGCTACTTGCTCTATTGTAGCATCAGCCATAGTGGAATCACCTTTAACAGCATTCTCCATGTACTGATGTATAGCTAGTTCAGCAGGATGCTCCATTATGCAACCTCAATATCTATTTCAGCTTCATCAACTAAAACATCAATAACGTCTATATCATCTTCAGACATTTTACTATTAACTTTTTCTGACCATTGGTTTGATACATATGAATTGTAATTATCTACCCAAGTCATAAAGTTACCAAACATTTCTTGGTCAGCTTCTGATATTTCAATTGCCTCAGTAAGGTTAACTGATACAGATGGAACGTAATACTTAGCACCAGAAGGTATTTGTCTTTCTTCTGTGTTGATTACCATACTGTGTTGTAGTGGAAGTCTTTTGTGTTTACCTAATGTATTAAAGGCATCACCTACTGCTTTGAATGCTTCACGATTATCAATCTCCCAGATGAATGGGCTGTCTTCAATGTCAATTTTTTGACCCTTCTCATCTTTAGCATCATTCATTGAAACCATACCAATAACAACACGAACACGTTTAATGCTTCGGATTAGTTCTTGCATTTTTTCTGGTAATGCTTTCCAATCTTTAATGTAACCAGCAGGTTTACCGCAGTTAAATCCACCGTCAGTATCTTTCAAATCTATGTTTAGATTATCAGCCATAATAGTCTTAACATATTTGTTAGGTGTTGTTTCAGTACCTTTAATAAAACGCTTATACATATAACGCTGTAAAAAAGGTCTTATAGTTATTGTCTTACCATAAACTGTAGCACCTTCAGCAACCAATTTAAATGTACCACCGTCTAACTTGAAAGCACCGCCTTTAATTACTTCTACATTTACATCTTCACCATCTATAGTTTTAACACCCATGATAGGTTGATGTGCTATACGCAATCTTGGTAATGAAAGACGTTCTTCTGGTGTAGAAGTTGTACTTGTTGATACACCCATAGCTTTAGCCATGTCTGCATAATTAGCTGTATTAATAGTTGTTATACTGTTACTCATTTATTAAATTCTCCTAGTAAAATGGAAGTGTAGTTATATCAGCTTACATCCTTCGTGTCAAGCCAATTTTTACCTATTTTTGATTCTAATAACAAGGGAACATTAAAATCTATTCCCCATCTAAGTTTAATTAAATCTAGTAATTGTTCGTTTGTAATATTAATTATCTCTAAAACTTTTTTCTCCTCATCTGGATGTACATCAATGACTAAACTGTCATGTACAGAATTTACAATACAGGACTGCATACCCTTCATATACTTTTCTATTTGTAATATAACTAAAGGAACTATATCTGCTGTGGCAAATGATTGAACAGGATAATTTTTTATTAGTGTAAAGTGTGTAACAGAACCATTTGACCTGCGTGTTACATCAGGAAACAAAAACTCACGACCTGACGGTGTTTTAATCTTCTGTGTTGTTACAGCCTCTTTAGCCAATCTGGTGTGCCATAACTTGATTCCTTTGTATTTTTCTGTGAAGTGTTCATAGTATGCAGCTTCCGCTGCTGTTCTCCCATATCCCGTTGCACCATAAAGCGGAGCGAACGTATGCGCTTTTGCGTCTTGTCTACTAGTGTTCTGCCCAGCATCCGAAATAACTTTTGCGGTATAACTGTGAACATCAAAACCCGTTTTAACTTCATTAATTGCTACCTCATCTTGTGATAAAAATGCTGCTGCACGAAACTCTAACTGTGCAAAGTCAGCTTCTAGTATTTGACCACCTTCAAAGCGTGATACAAATACCTTCTTTACAGGAAACGTGCCACCTCTAGGCATGTTCTGCATATTAGGATTAGCCCCAGATAATCTACCTGTTGATGTTCTATGTTGCATCAAACTAACATGTAACTTACCATCCTGCTTTGTATAAGTTTGTATACCTTCTACAAAAGAAGATAGGTATGTATCTAATGCACTTAACCTAGTAACTTTATGTAAAAAATCTACAGCATCATCTAATCCTTTACTTTTAGCCGCATTCTGCAATAGTAATAGATTAGCTTTACTTGTACTAAAACCATTAGCACTAGCCCATTTAGGTGTAGGTGGTTTAAATCTTAACCCTGCTTTGTCTTGTGTAGGTTTAAATAAATAACCGTGTGTGTCACACTGTTTACACCTACTTGGTTTAGCATAAGGTGTACCATCTTTTTTTGTTTTATGTACATAACCAACACCAGAACACTCAGAACATTGCTCTGCCTTTGTCTTGTATAACTGCTCTGTACCTATGTTAATTGCAGTTCTGAAGTTAGCATCTGTCATGTATGGGTCAATGCGATTAGCCCATTCTGTTTTGTCAATAACTTTACGACTATATATAACCCAAGATAACTGCTCTGGGCTATTAAGATTGATAGGTGTATCGCCCATAAGAAGTTTAACATGCTTATCTAATTCAACTAAAAGATTATTCTTTTCTGTCTCAAACTCCTGACGAACATCATCCAATACTTTCAGGTCAACTGCCATACCTCTTTGATAAATACGTGCGAGACAAGCTGTAACTTCGTTAGTAAGAATAACCGTATTCATTAACCCAGAATGTTCTCTAGTATTTAACTTTATATTTATCTTATCAGCAAGCTGTTGTGTAGCGTGTAAGTCATGTGACAAATACTCAGACAACTCATCGTGTGGTATATCACGTGTAGAGTATCCTGCTTTAAAGTATGCTTTGAGTGTATCCTGCTTCTGTGTATCTAACTCATATCGTTCTGCACATTGTTCAAGTGATAATGGTAACTTTACACCACGTTGTAGAACATACTCTGCAAGCATAGTGTCAAATACTGCTCCGTCATATTTAAAACCAGACTCCCAAAGCCATACTAAATCATATGCAATGTTGTGACCAATGATGATAGTAGCGTTGTCTAACCACTGCTGTACAACCTCACGACCATTTGCTTCTGGTTCAACCTCACTGTGGTCAAAAGTAACATGCCTTTCCTCACCTGTATCACTAAGCATACCAACCATAACAAGTGTATTAGTAGGCTCAAATGGGTCAAGGTGCATCTTGCCATCACGCTCAGTAGTAGTGTTTTCTATATCAAGTGTTAGTTTCATTATGCTTCATACCTCGCTGTTCTATACAACAATTCACAATGAACAACACCATGCCATCCAGATAGTTTATTCTTTACAACATTCAAGTGACGTTGTGTATCCTCTTCATCTTGACCATCTACTACAGGGTTCTTAGCAATAAGTATCATTAAGTCAGCTTCAGCAGCTTTACCTGTACGTGAACCTTCCATCATTGATTGATTCAATAATACTTTACCTTCAGCATCAGCAGATAACTGTGACATATAAAACATAGCACAGTCATGCTCTTTAGCTATCTGTCTAGCGTATACTGCATTAGCCTTTAGAGCCTCATCAGGACGTGCAAAGCCACCTGTCCTAGCGAACTTATCTCCCATGTCTAAGATGACTATATCAGGCTTATATGACTTACATATTGATTCCACCCAAGCCATGTCACGTCCTGTTGCATCCTTAATCTTTATCCTATCTTTTACAGGTGCATACAAGTCACGTGCTTTGGCAGGGTTTTTCTTAACTGCCATCATATCCATACCAGTAGCGGCAGTAAGATACCTTGCGGCAACACGATGATAACCTTCTTCATTACATAAGATAATACAGTTAGCACCCTGATGTGCAAAACCACCGGGACTTGCAATCAAACTAGCATGAAAAGATGTCTTACCTGTATTCGGTCTAGCACCTATCTCAATCAGATGTCCTGCATTCACACCTTCAATCTTACGACACAACGTAGGAATGTTAAACGTCCAACGTGCTTCCAAGTCATTGCGTTGTAGAAGTGTTTCAATATCAATGTCATCCCACTGCACATTTAAGTTAGGTGTGAAGTCATCAGCATATTGCTCTATTATATTACGTAAAGGTTCAAGGTTACTCTTATCACCATTTACATAATCAAAACCAAGATTAGCAATGTCTTCACCAACTACTTGTTGAAACAACTTTGACAGCACCTCTTGTGCAATGTCAGAACCCATAGGTGTTTCTTTCTTTATTTGTGTAAACAAACTACTGTAGGCTTGTTTCTGTGCAGTAGTAAGTGTTGGGTTGCTAGAGATAAACAGTGCTTCAATTTCATCAGGTGTTACATCCCTTTCGTAAGTACGCATAGCCTTGTCTAGCATCTCTTTAATCTTACGTACATCTTTACTAAACAATCTGTCAGGACATTTAGCTCCACGATGATTGTCGTAGAAGTCTTTACTCATTAAACTTCGTATCAGTGATAATTCCATTATTGTACTCCTAAATCGGTAAGGTTTTTAATGTCGGTTTCGTTGCGGTATTTGATATCATCATTAAGACGTAGCACATGAACTTTATTCACGTACCCCCTAAGTTCTTTTGCCATGCTTAATGTCTTGGGTAGTGCGTCAGGGTCTAGTGCTATTATAGCCGTTGAGAACTGTGCAAGGTAATCTCTGTGAGTGGGCAGAAGTGAAGTACCCATTACAGCGACCCCGACAAAATTACCTAGTGTTCCAACAACACTAGCACTTACACAGTCCTCAACAACAACTGCGATATCCCCAAAACCACTAGAAAATGGGATACCGCTATTTCCATATCTCTTCCACTTGGGGAGTGAAGATGTCAATGCCCTACCAGTAGCATCAACAATCTTATTGTGGTGTAAGACAGGGAAAACTAATCT